AAAAGAGAACCTCAGCCTAACTGGTTAAAAGACGTAGGTCCAGCACCGTACTGAGGTTAATATGAAGAAGTTAGATCTTGAAGAAGTAAAAGCATTCATTGATGCGCAGACACCAAGCACCAAAATTTATATTGGAGCTGACTCTGAGCGTTATCAAAAATTCGTGAACGGTCGAAATGAATGGTATGCCGATTACATTCTTGTAATTGTTGTCCATATCGATGGATGTCATGGTTGTAAGATCTTCGGTGAAGTTCAAACCGAGCGCGATTACGATGCAAAAGCAAGTCGTCCTTCTACCCGTTTAATGACCGAAGTATACAAGGTTGCTGAGCTGTACTTGAAACTTTCAGAAGTGCTTGAAGGCCGTGATGTTGAAGTTCACCTTGACATTAACCCTAACGAAATGCACAACAGTAGTATCGTTGTTCAGCAAGCTGTCGGATATATAAAGGGTGTGTGTAACGTTACTCCTATGGTTAAGCCTCGAGCATTCGCAGCATCATATGCTGCCGATCGATTCAAGTCTGTATCAGCATAAAGTACATGCCCCTATAGTTTAACGGTAAAACGGCGGATTTATATCCCGTAAGCAACAGATAATTGGTTCATCTGGGTTCGATTCCCGGTGGGGGTACCAAATTGAAAAGTAATTATGTTTAAAGTGTACTATACAGATCCTGTGACTAACGCCAGCCACGCACATGATCTTGAAATGCTATCAGAAGCACTGAGGTATGCAGAAGGCTTTCGTAAGCTAGGAATGTCATTTGTAACGATGGTTAGTGAGGATCCCAACTCTGTAGGCAAACCTGGTGTTGATTTTATTGATAACGGGGTATGCCCAGACGGGGTTCCTTACACATGGATGAAGCGTTGACAGAGTTAAAAAAGCGGGTGTAGCGCAATAGGTAGGAGGCAACAGACTTAAAATCTGTACAGTACGGGTTCGAATCCCGTCGCCCGCACCAACCATATCAAGAGGTTCAATGATCGTTGAAGCAGTGCATACAACGTGGGATACTTCATATAATAAAGATCGTAAAACAGTGCATAGAATACTTACAGATGAATCAACGAATAAAACAATCGTTGAAACCGTTCAGTTCCTGTACACTAAGAGTGGTACAATCGAGCCACCTGCAAAATGCGGTAACGTTGATGTAATGTCGTAACCGCATAAATATGGTATGTCTTTAGGGCGAGGAGATACCATGCATAGACTTTCTTCATTGGAGCGCGACGATCTCAACATGATGATCGAAACACATACGTTCTACGGCATACCCTTAGAGGATGTCAGTCCAGATATATTACACGAGATAGACAACGATGAAACAGTAGTACTGTATATTGTTGCCTGCATGCTAGGTTGGGAAGTGAGAGATAGGGATTCTTTCGAGCATTATCCCCATGAAGCTGAACAATATCTCAAAAAATTTCTTTTAAAGCATTAATTATAGTTACTTCTTTAGTTGCTCTTTCTTCGTAAGGTCGTTATAATACTCGTGTGACAATGAAACATTAACCAACCTTTCGGAGATTTTTACCATGAGCAAGCTTCAAACTTCCATTGATATCGTTAAAGCAAATCCAGATAAGAAAATTGCACTCGCTGCAATTCAAGAAGCGCTGGGTGTAACACGCGCAAATGCATCCGTCTACCTCTTCAAGGCTAATAAGGCTATTGATAGCGAAGGTAGTGGATACACCGCACCTGTTGTTGAAGAAGTAAAAGAGCCAGAAGTCGACCGCAACTACTCTTCTGAGCAGCAACAAGAATACAATGATGCAATGGAGCACCGTGCATCGCAAGGCCACAGCAAGATGTCTATCAATGAATACTTTGATATGATGGAAAATCTCCAAGCACTTGCTTAATAAAATTAGGAAGAAAAAAATGAGTGAATTAGATCAATACAGTAATACCATACCAGCCGAGCTGACTAGTTCCGAGCAAGGACCTGACATTAAAATTACATGTATATCGAATGTGTACATTCGACTGATGAATTTTAAAACAAAAGGTACAGTTGAGCTTGGACACCTACACCCTCACGATCACGCTACGATGATCTCAGCTGGTAAAATGGCCGTACAGGTATATGATCAGTCATCACAGACTCTTTTTGACCCTGTAATATATACAGCACCCGCTATGGTGTATATTAAAAAAAATCTGATACATCAACTGACTGCACTTGAAGATAACACAACAGCGTTGTGCATTCACGCAATCCGAGATAATGATGCTCAGATTATTGACCCCGATATGCTACCCTTACCGGTACATGTTAAAGCTGCTCGTAGTATTATGGAACAGATGGGTATGCCGATGGAATCACAAGTAAATATTTACCCTGATCTCGATATCAATGTACTGCTTGCAAGACAGGACAGGCAGTTCACAGAGTTTGAAAAGTTTTAAAAAGCTGTTGCTTTTAAATCGTGATGATTATATAATTGACATATCTTAACTAAACGAGGTATTTGAAATGGCACATAACGTTGAAACAATGGCATACGCTGGCGCAGTTCCATGGCACGGTCTGGGCAAGGAAGTTCCTTCCGATCTGTCACCAGCACAAATGCTCGATGCAGCCCAACTTAACTGGTCTGTTGAGAAAGTACCTGCATTTGCTAACATCGACGGTAATACTACAAGCGTCGGTGTAAGTGCTCTGGTTCGATCTTCTGATAGCAGCATTCTCGATGTCGTTCCTAACGATTGGAATCCTATTCAGAATTCTGATGCGTTTGACTTTTTCCATGAGTACTGCCAGAATGGCGATATGGAAATGCATACAGCAGGGTCGCTCAAGAACGGGCAGATCGTCTGGGCGCTGGCTAAGGTTAAAGATTCCTTTGAGTTGTTCAAAGGCGATCAAGTCGATAGTTACTTGCTGTTTACCAACCCACATCGCTTTGGTCAGTGTATCGATATTCGTTTCACTCCTATTCGTGTTGTGTGTAACAATACCTTGACACTGTCCTTGAATCAAGCTGCAGAGCGTGTTGTTAAGAAAAATCACCGTACTGTTTTTGACCCATCACGCGCTAAAGAAGAGCTGGGTATTGCAACTGATAAGCTCGCTAAATATAAAGAGATGGCTGCATTCCTTGGTAGCAAACGATACACTGAAGATAAAGTAAAAGATTACTTCCGAGGGGTATTTCCTTCTACTGTTAAGGGTGATGATAAAAATATTGAAAGTATCTCACGCTCTGCAAAAGCTGCCATGGCAGCACTCGAGACTCAACCAGGAACTCAATACGCTCCTGGTAGCTGGTGGCAAGCCTTTAATGCTGTAACGTTTCTGACTGATCATGTGATTGGACGTTCAGCTGATACCCGCCTTCAGTCAGCCTGGTTTGGAACGAATAAAAACGTTAAGATCAAGGCTCTGGAGTCTGCTGTTGAGTTTGCTGAAGCAGCATAATAATAACAATTTAGGAAAATACAAATGAAAAAATTTAAAGAGTTCGTAACAGAAGTCGCCGTCGAGACTCGTATAGCGCACCATAAAAGAAAAATAGAACATCATAAAATGTGGAAGGAATTTCATGATACCCGATCTGAGGAGCAGGCTGACGAAGGTGATGAAAACGGGGAAGATTACTACTCAGGCCTCGCCTCCGGTAACAGACGCGCCATCGATGCTCATACTAAAGCTTTAAAGGCGCACAAGAAGAACTCACCGGATAAACTAAAGCTTTCAAAACACGCAAGAGATGAGTCTGATGATGTTCGCCGTGAAGGTGGCGATAGCGAAGGCGAACATGGTGATCCAAAGGAATATATGAGTTGAGCAAAGAGACACTTAGTTCATATATTAGTAAGGCAAAACCTGCTCTAACAAAGCATAAGCGTGCAACTACGATTGCAGTTATAATGTAAAGACAATTGTTAATTTTTATCATGAAAAAGGAAATCAAAATGACTACCAAGCAAATGGTTAAGCGTGTATTGAGCGATAAATTGTTGTTCAAAACTCAATTCGAACTTGCAAAAGAACTGGGTGTCAAGCCAGTACAGATTCGTCTTGCAGTGCATCAACTGCGTAAAGACGGTATCATGATCGCAAAATTGGCACGTGTGCATCCAGTTACAGGTCGAATGATGCCTGCTCACTACTACGTTCCTTATCACTCACGTGATTTGAATATCCAGGATGAGGTCAAACGCGGGCGCCCTGCTCGTGCTGATGCTTATGTCGATCCTGTATTTACACAGACTGCATAAGTAATAGTTATTGCTGTACGAAGCAAAGAGAAAAGGATTCAAGACGCGGGGGCAGTGCCCGCCAGGTCCACCATTAAACACATTACGCTAAACGAAGTTCCGGTTACTTGAAGTCGGGGTTGTTGTGAAAACGTAATAGAAGGTGAAAACCCTTACACGCCACGGTAGTGTGTTTAATAATGGGCCTGACACAGGATCGATTGGGTCAAGAGTAGCAGAGTGGACAGCACGTCAGGAGTAGACGTTAAAAGCAAATCAAAGTAAACGCAAACGACTCACGTTTCGCATTGGCAGCCTAAACGCTGACTAGGGTTTTTGGTTGGTTTCCTCGTAACAGAATAACCAACCCCATTTAAATAGGAGAATCAATGAACAACGAATACATTACACAGGGTATTCGAGCTCTTGTATTAATCGCAAAGGTACTATTCCTTTCAGCATTCTTATACACAATTTACACAAGCATGAACTGGGCTATCGATAGAAGCGTTGCTCAGTATAATAATCTTTATTCTGAACCAGCTGCCATCTCTCTGAAAGAGCGTGAAAGACAACTCCATTGTCTTGCTCAGAATATATACTGGGAAGCAGCAAACGAACCTTTCGAAGGTAAGGTTGCAGTTGCACAGGTTACAA